ATTGAAGAGCGGCTAGCTTGGCGCAGGTGGAAGATAAAGAATGACTGTAAGGGCGATGTATTTAAGTTTAAGCAGGAGTTTCCGTCTAATGATGAAGAAGCCTTTGAGGGTATTGTAGGCAATCCTCGTTTCAACATAGCAGCTCTGAACCAATTAAGACGGCGCATAATAGCACCTATAAGGGGCGATCTCGTATATAAGAACGGAGAAGTTTCTTTCGAAAATAACGAAAAAGGGCCTTATGAGGTATATAATTGGCCTGACAACGCTACAGAATGCGTTATAGGCGTCGATATCGCCGAGGGGAAGGGTAATGATAGGTCGTCAGCAAGCGTATTAAACTTAAATACATTGACCGAAGACATAGTATTAAACACCTCCGGTATAGATCCGGCACAGTTCGCGGCAGAACTTTGGAAACTAGGGCATTGGTGCAACAAGGCTCTAATAGCGATCGAGAACAACGGTCCCGGGCTAGCGTGTATATTGCCATTAAGAAATGGCCAGGAGAGTAATGGTATCAAGTACACTCCATATCGAAATTTATATTATAAGGACACGCTGGATGAGCAGACAAAGAAAAAGACTAGGAAGTTTGGATGGTCTACTAATCTAAAGACCAAACCAATACAGGTAGATACACTTGCGGGATTCATTAGAGAAGAGACTATAGCAATACCGGCATTAGAAACGATCCGGGAGTGCCAGTTTTTTGTAGTCGATGAAGAGGGTCGATGCGCTGCGTTGGAGGGTAATCACGATGATAGAGTAATAGCCTTAACAATCGCTTGCATGATGTATCAGTTAAGACCACAGTACATAATGCCTAAAACCGCCCCAACAATCCAAAGGAGAATAGATGGAAGCGCCTGAGATACCTGTAAAGACGAAGGCAGAGTTATTCGCTGAGAACCCGGATAAGTATATATCAACTGATGATATCGTATGTGCCGTAGGTCGAAGTGATAAGGGAATGACGATATTCCTACAGCCTAAAAGCAGGGCAGAAATGATAATGGCTTTCGGTGAGTTGCAGGTTTCGATGGTAACAGAAGCTATTCGCTTTAATGACATAGTTAAGCAAGCCCGCAGGGACGCTAACCCGGGCATGATAAAGAACGTTCGCAATATATTTGGGAGATGATGATGCCAGATAAAGAAAAAGTAGACGAGATATCAACGGATGTCTTCGGTGTTGAAGAGCAAAAGAAGATAGTCGAGATGATAGAGCAGGATATTATCGCTGACGAGGGCGCCCAGGTCGACTGGATAGAAGGCCGCAAGCAAGCCCTCAGACATTACAACGCTGAGAAACCCTCAGTCCTTGAAGGATTAAACATCAAAGGCTGGCAATCCGATAGGAACTTAGGAGTATGTCCGGCAATCTGCGATACCTATCAATCAACCCTACAAGCTACCTGCTGGAACCCAGAGAGCATACACACTATAGCAACTGAAGCCAATGACATCGACAATAAAGACAACGTGGAACGCTTTGCAAAGTGGATGGTCGGCAAGAACGAAGTTAACGCTTTACCTGAAGTATCAGACTACATACAGAACAAGATAACTCAAGGCTTTTCAATCTTCGAGATATACCGTAATGTTTGGTATGAGTGGGTGGATAGAAATATACCGAAATACGATAAAGACGGCAACGTGAGTTTCGAGATAAAGACTGAGAAGGTAAGGTTTGAGAAGGCTGTCTTAGAAAACATAGACAACCTCGATGATATGCTCATGCCGCGTTATGGAGACGATATCCAGAAACTTCCGCATATCATGAGAATACTACACTTGACAGGCGATAAGATCCTTGAGTATGGTGATCAAGGCATATTCATGAATGTTGACGCTAAGATGGTGGTGAAGTTTCAAAGTGCCGCAGATCTAAACAAAGACGGCATTGAGAAGCTAAGGGCTGAAGACTTAGGGCTTAGTGACGTAGTTGACGATAAGTTTAGAGCCTTACCGATAGACGTTTACAGATGGTTTGGCTATTACACAAAGAATGGCCGTCGCGAAAGGTACAGGTTCCTAATAGAACGGAAAACAGAGACTTTCCTCTCAGGTAAACCTCTACGAAAAATCACAAAGACAGGCAAGTATCCCTTCGTCGGCGGCCCATTTGATAGAATACCAGGACAGTTGAGGGGTCGAGATTTACCAATAATCATCAAAGACCCTGTGAACGCTATCAACCTTGCTTTCAACCAGAAAGCGGACTTCCAATATGTGGAGAATTGCCCTTATGGATTCCATAAAGCGGGTGAAGGGTATACCAAAAATGTCTATGACCTTGAGCCGGGTGTATCGTATCCCACAGAAGGTAACCCTAACGAATCAGTTTACTTTCCGAATAACACAAGGTCGTTAGCATGGGCTGAAACTGACATTCGGATATGCTTTGAGGTTATCGAGAAAAGGACTGGTGCCGCGTCATTCTTCCAGACCAATGAACGCAACTCTTCAGGCACAGCCACAAGAGATACAATCGTCCAAAGGAATAGTGAAACCCGTTTCGGTAAGTGGGTAATCGCCATTCAGGATGAACTAAGCGAAGCTCTGACAATGTGTCTTAATATCTATCAGGAACACACACCTGATAACTTAGGCGAAAGAGTATTAGGTGAGGATGGTAAGAGGCTATTCAAGAACCTATCAGTAGAAACCCTTAGATACAATGCTGACGCTCGCATGGAGCCGGATGTTATCGCAGGGTCGAAAGCTTATGAGCGACAGGTTTCTCTATGGGCGTTTGATGCTCTCCAAAAGACTATTTGGCTCAACCCACAGATGAACCCTAAAGGTAATTGGCTACTCGTTAAAGACACCATGCAAAAACAAGGTATCCCGGTGCCAGAGAGATACTTACCGCCTGAACCTAAAGCACAGCTCGGCGCCGGTCAGGATGTGAAGAACATCTGGTCAAGGTTAATGCAAGGTGAAGTGGTAGAACCTGAACCCACGTGGAACATACCCGAAGTGCTTGCAGGTCTAATGCAGAAGAAGGAAGCGGAGTATTTCAAGCTAGATCCTGAGTATAGACCTAACCTTGATATGCTTATATTCAAGACTGAGATAGCCTATCAACAGTTTATCAAAAAAATGCAGGAAGAACAGATGGTGAATCAGTTAGCGCAAAGGGCGATTATGGCGGGTCAACAACCTCAAGGCGGACAACCGATGGGTCAACCGCCTATGGGAGTGCCTCAAGGTGCGCCACAGCTCGCTCCAGTCGCGTTAAACGGGCCGGAGGCAGGTAATATGCCTCCACAGGGAATGTAAGTGATTAACGAACCCGAAGACAAAGAAAACCCGTTACTTGAACTCGAAACATGGCGGGAGATTATTCAGTCAAGCGGGTGGGAGTATTTCAAGGAGTTACTGGCTGAGCACAAGATGTATTTAGAAACGCAGGTAGTCGTGGCTGTCGCAAATAGGAAGTTTGACGAAGCCTCGGATTACAGCGCAAGGGCGAGTGAATGTAACAAGATACTCTCGATGGTAACTGATAGACTATCGGAGTTAAAGAAAGGATCGGTATGAGTGGCGCAGACCTGAAGCAGGCCGCGGAAAGAATGGCAAAGCGTAAGGAGATATTAAAGCAGCCGGTTCCAATGAGGCCGGATGAGCCGGAGAACATCAAACTATCTAAGGCTGAGTTTATAGCCAAGAGACGAGCGGAAAAGGAAGAGGCCGTAGAGAAAGAGAAGGTATGGGCTGAGCATAAGGCTAAGAAACTCACCCATCCGGCAATCGCTGAGGAAGGCGAAATCAAAGATACGAAGAAGGGCAGACCGAAAAAAGTTGAATAATCGAGGAGCAATCCTCAAGCGGTTTCTCAGCTTTCCAATGAAAACTGAGAGAAATGGATGAAATGCCAGACATAGAGCTATTAGCCAAGCAAGCAAAGGCTATGCTAAAGACTGACAAGCCGGAACCAAAGGACGCCGGCTCGGACTCATCATCCGAAAAAGCAAAGACCGAAGGTGAAGCAAAGAGCAAGGAAGTTGACGAGGCGAAAGTAATCGCTGATGCTGAAACTAAGGCCAAGCAAGACGAGGAAATTTTATCTAAGAAGGATGAGGAACTGAAAGACGATGAGAAGACTCGGAAAGCCGAGATGCTCAAAGTCAAAGACGCTGAGGACAAGAAGGCTGAGAAGTCTAATGTCCAGAAGCGTTTTGATGAACTCACCGCTAAGATAAAAGACCTTGAGGGTGACAGAGATGCCACTAAGGCCGAGAAAGCTGAATTGGCTGATGAACTTACCGCCATAAAGAAGCAACTTTCATTGACTCCTGAAGACAAGAGCAAAGAAAAAATCAAGTCCGAGATGCAGTCACGCAATAAGAAGTATGTCGAGGAAGATAAAGAACTTCCTAAAGAAGACAAGCGTGAAATGGCAAAGGAGGAACTTGACGAGTGGCTCTTAGAAGACTATGAGGGCGCAAGCGAATGGCTAACGCGAAGAAGTATCAGGCGTATTCAGGAAGAAAATCACCTGAGACAGGATGATATTAACGATAAGAGGTCAGTGGAGATTCTTGAGAAACAGAACAAGAGCGCCGAGAAGACCTATGTCAAACATCCTGAGCTTAATATTTCTAAACGTATGCAGGAACTCATAACCCAGGGCAAAAGCAAGGAAGATATATTCAAGATTCTTTGTGATGAAGTGCCGAAGTATAAGATAGCTTCGGAAATCGTTAAAGAGAACCCTGAAAAGTATATGCTTGCTGAGAATGGCCCTGAACTCATAGTAGCCGAGTTAGACAAACGGCTCAATTCTAAGAAAGAAGTTAACGAAGACATCGAGAACATTAAGAAAGAACTCGCGGCCTTGAAGGCTGAGAATGAACGTCTTAAAGGACTTGATGTCGGGATTACTTCCACTCGCCGGGCTGAACCTCAAGGGACTTTAACCGAACTCGATAAGAAACGGGAAGAGTTAGCTTTGAAGGTAGGTCTATCTCCTGATCGCATGAAGGCCGCGGTCAAGAGGCGGGCGGATAAAGGTTATGACGGATAGAATAACTGATAGAAAATATGCTTGGTATGTATGTGGTAAATGCAAGCATGAGATCTATCGTCTAAAATCCGAAGAAAACATTATCCCCTGCGATGAGTGTGGCGCTGTGATGTCGGGAACGACATCTTCTACGTCCAATACTACTACGGGCAAAGCCTTGCATGGCGGAGACGAAGTAGAGGTGAGGGCGTGGGAGCATGGTACACGTAAGTCAAATGACATTCCTTCTAAGATAAAACTCGACCTGAACAATCCTAACGGATAGAAGGTAAAGCTATGAAGCTTAGTCATTATCAAGCTGCTGGCTTTTACGCTATTGGCTTAGTTGCGCCAGATGCGATTATCGAACTCCCCGTAGCGGCCGGCATCACCATTGAAAAAGGTGACTACATTATCAATAATGCTGCCGGTTACGCTACACAGACTGCTACAGACACCTCTTTGGTGTTTCATGGGATAGCGGCTGAGGATTGCGATAATTCCGCTGGTGCTGCTGGAGCCAAAAGTGTAAAGGTTATCAGAGCAGCAGAGTGTAACAGTATTCGTTTCTCCGTACCCGTAGGAAATTTAGCCGTAATCGCAAGAGCGAATGTTGGAACTCTATGCGACCTCAACACTAACGCTCTACTGGATATCGCGGACGCAGCTTGCGCGACAGGCACAGTAGGGTTCTGGATTGAGGATTTTGACGCATCGGTTGAAGCAATTGATGGAAATACTCTTGGCTATGCCATTGGTAGTTTCCGAATTGCCGCTCCATAACCTGAAAGGACTTAAATCATGACGAATAAAAATCAAGTCCTTCAGCTCTTCACTCCGATCTACGATGAGTTCATGCTGTCTACATACAAAGAGGACTCTCAGGTATCTCCTAAGATATTTGAGCAGATCGTTGATAAGACCTCTGCGTATATAGTCGATGACCTCGGTGGACTCGGTGAATGGGAAGCGGCTTCTGAAGGCGCAGGCGGGCAGTATGAGGACGTGGTGCTTGGTTATCCGACCACTTTGACTCAGGTGAAGTACAGAAAACGTTTCTCTGTATCATTTGAAGCTGTGGATCAGGATGAATACGCGCTACTGAACAAAGTATCAGATGCAAAGAACATGGGACGCGGCGCAAGAGCCAAAATCGAGAAACTGACATCAGCTATCGTTTATGGCGGCTTCGCCACAGCCGGCCCGGATGGGCAGTTCTTGTTTGATATTGATCACCCAAAGAACAGAGAAGAGACTGGCATAGTATATGACAATCTTCTCTCTGGCCCACTCTCGCATGACAATTTAGAGTTGGCGGAAAAAGACATGGCGGATAGCTTCAAAGGCCCTGATGGTATTAT